CTACCGATTTCAATTCTTTTGGGAGCAATAAGCCTTCAATCTGCCAAAATATTCAATATGAGCTCAGTAAAAGTACCAAAACCGAGATGTTTTGACGAGGATACAGAGATTAGAATGTTAGATAATGCAATAAAAAAAATAAAAGATTTAGATATCGGAGATGTATTAGAAGATGGTTCTAAGATTACAGGAATCATGAAATCGTCAACGATAGACCATACATTTTATAATTTAAATGGAGTCATTGTTACAGGAACTCATCGGGTGCATTATTTGCCAAAAGGATGGATTTTAGCTCAACATCATCCGAAAAGCATTATAATTCAAAATTATAAAAAAGATTATATGTATTGTCTAGGGACAGATAATAAAGTAATTTTAATTAATAATATTATTTTTGGTGATTGGGATGAATTAGACAATAATGATATAATTGAAATATATACAAACGCTAGACATATTCTTCCTTCTTATTTTATGCGTAAACACGTTCACGAATATTTAGATGGAGGGTTTGTATCAGGAACAAAAATAAAATTGAAAAATGGCAATTTTATTGATATTGAGAATATAAAAGTCAATGATATATTAGAATGCGGAGAGAAAGTCATGACGATTGTTAAATTAGATGGTAAAAGTCTATCAGGTGTTTATGAATATCATTTGGAAAATAAAATAATAACGGGTGGTCCAAATTTAGAAATTACAGATATTAATTTAGGAAGAATAGATACTACAAAAATTAATGGAATTAAGATAAAATCACCAGATTACATTTATAATTTAGTAACTGATATTGGAACTTTTTATGTTAATGGGATATGTTTCTATGATTATAATTCAACTACTGATAAATATGTTAAAACCCGAAATATTTAAAACTTTGAATAAACCGATATTTTTATCTGTTGATTATGTATAAGATGAATATTGAATTTTTCGGACAAACATTTAGAGTTGAAGTAATAATTGTTTCTATGATAGTAGGTGCTATTCTTGGAACACATTTATTATGTTCTTGTTCTAAATTAAGTATGAAAGAAGGTTTAGCATTATTAGGCGCTCCAACTTCTTATCATATGGGAGAAGGTGTTCCTAGTAGTTGGGAAAATAAATCCGAATTAAAATACAATGGTCCCAATGATTGGTATAAAAGTTTAGAAGGAAATATTGCTCCTGAACCGAATAAATGGGTAGAGTCTGGTAAATTAGAATTTTTAGCGGAAAATAAATTTGACCCAAAGTGCTGCCCTTCCTTTTATTCGGGAGATATGGGGTGTCCTTGTATTTCTCCGGAACAAATGAAGTATTTAAATTCAAGAGGAGGTAACAGAACATTCCCTACTGAATTTTAAATACTGGAAATAAATATAATAAATAATTTATTGAATAATTGAATAAGTTATTTATTTTTAAATAGTACATTCTAAAATTAAAATGATTATCAATGTTAAATTAATATCACGATAATAATTACATTTCTCTCGTACTCTCACAATAATTACAATATTTTATTTGTTTTGAAATGTCAGGATTAATGTCAATTATATCAACAGTCCAATCATGTGTGCAGTTGTCATATAAATAATCCTTAATGTCGTTTGATATAACCGATAGATTGGTTAAAAATAATTCACTTGAAGATAATAAATCCTTATATTTATCCATAATGCCGAATTCTTTTTCATTCATTTGTTTATTTTGTTGAGCAAATTCTTTTTTATTATCATCTATTAAATGTTTGATATCTTTCTGTGTTTGAATCTGTGTTTTAAGTAGATTATTGAAATGATAAAAAAAATATATATTATTCATATTAAATTATTATATTTAAATAACAAAGTATATTTAAGTTAATATATTAATGTTTTTTCTACTATTTATGATTTGGAACGAATATAGTTTAATTTATGTTTATGTATACATGCCATAAGGAACCGAACTTTCTTTTTTCTTTTTGATTAAATTAGTTACAATATCATTTTTTACATCAAGTGGGAATTTAATATCTAATGATAATTCTTCTTCAAATAATTTGGATCCAGGCTTCATGAGTCTATAAAGATTTAATTTTGTGTAGATAATTTCAAGACATCTCTTAAGATTACGAACTCCATTTTCTTCTTGTGTGTAATTATCAATTAGAGTATGAAGTGTTTCATCAGGAATGTTAATTTGTCCGGCTTCAAATTTGACTTGCTCCATAATCTTAGGCAATAAATAATCCTTTGCGATAGTAGTTTTTTCATTTTTATTGTAACCTGATGTATGAATTCTATACATTCTGTCTTTCAAAATAGGATTTACCTTGCTTTCATCATTATAACTGAAAATAAATAGACATTTACTCAAATCAAAATCAATTTCCGAAAAATATTTATCATGAAATTTAGAATTTTGACTAGTGTCAGTGAGATGTGTCAAAATACCAATAATCTCTTCTCCTTTAGGTGTGTCGCTTACCTTATCCAATTCATCAAAATAAATAATTGGGTTCATTGATTTACATTGGATTAAGATATCAACAATTTTCCCCCATGTACTTCCTTCATATGTATAAGAATGACCTTCTAAGAAACTACTATCTGTCGCACCTCCTAAAGCAATGAACGCAAACTCGCGGTTCAAAATTTTACTAATGCCTTCTTTTATAAGAGTTGTTTTTCCGGTTCCCATTGGTCCTTGAATGGCAATTGCTGTCCCAACAGCATCAGGATTTGCTATCCATTGGCCGATCATTTGCATAATCTGCATTTTAGCGTCATTTAATCCAAATACTTCTTTATCAAGACAATTCTTTGCTTTATCCATAAAATCGTGACATTTTTCAACTCCGTCGGTTAACGTAACGGGTAGAGTGCTGTAAACTCCAAACGGAATTTCCATAAATGTATCAATCCAATTTTTAATTTTATAATATTCTCCACTTCCAGGCTCCATATAACGAAGCTGATTTAATCTTCTCAACGCACAAGATTTAAATCTGGTTGGAATATTAGTTTCAAGCAATGTCAGCCGATAAGGTTTCTCAACCCGTGTTAATTTATGAATAGATTCCATTTCCTTCAAGATTAAACATTGCTCATCATAATTTAGTTTATTTTTGAAAAATGCGGAATCATTTGTAATGTAATTAATTTTAAGCATTTTTTTAAATTGCTTTACATTTTTCATTTTCTTAATACTCGCTGCTTTTTCCTGTTTTTTTTTATTTTCTTCCTCTAGTTTTTTAGTCATACCAGAGAGCTGCTTTACAATCGCATTATTTTTATTTCCTGATACAGATAGACTTTCAGTCATTTCCTTAAATTTTTTAAGAATGTCTTCATCTGACATTTTTTCTTTTGATGATTTCTTTTTAGAAGCATCAATATTTTTTTCTTCTTCGTCATCATCATCTTCTTCTTCGTCATCCTCATCGTCTTCGTCTTCTTCATCATCCTCCTCCTCGTCACAATCGCATTCTCCTTCACAATTGCATTCGTCGCATTCATCGTCATCTTCTTCGTCATAGTAATCACTATCATCATCTTCATTATCATCATCTTCATCGTCATATTTTCCACCCATCGTAAATATAATATTAATCTTTCCAGGTTTACTATAAGTTTCTTCCTCTTCATCGTCATCATTATCTTCAGATTCTTGCTTTATTTTTTTTCCATCCCTACGTTTGTAATTACCGCTGTAATGCTTATCCATTGTTTTAAGAATGTCTGGGACTTCATCCGCATCTGCTTTACGTTTTTTAGAAGAAGGAGTATTTTTAGTTTTTTCATTGATATATTTTGAAGGAAAGATATTTGAAAGCAATTTACGAAAATCTTTCATATCCATTTCCTCTTCTTCCTCGTATGTTTCATCATCAATCCAACTGTCTCCATCATCAGACGACGATGAAGCACATCTTTTCGTTTCATATTTTTTACCATTGCGTAGTTTCATAGAATTAGATTTAGAAGAATTGGTCTTATCTGTCATATTAATTGTTAGTATGTTTATATGTTTATATTAATTTACAATTTCAATTTTTTTTGTAATAACAATTATAATAAAAATTGAAATAAAAGAACATAAAAATATGTATGTTTATATAAGAAGAAATGAATACTGCTAAAAGTGGAATCTCAAAGCAAAAAACTCCTTCTAAAATTATTGGAATTCAATTTAGTATTCTATCTCCCGATGAAATTAGAAAAAGTTCTGTGACTGAAATTACCAGCCGTGATACGTATATCAATAATAAACCAGTTATTGGAGGTTTATTTGATCCTCGCATGGGTGTGTTGGAACCGGGTTTAATTTGTCCGACTGATGGCATGGATTATATGCATACGCCTGGTTATTTCGGACATATTGAATTGGCAAAGCCAGTATTTTATCATCAATATCTTTCTACTACTATGAAAATTATTCGTTGTGTTTGTTATAAATGTAGTAAATTATTAGTAAGTAAAAATAAATATAAACAAGCTCTTAATATGTCTTCCGCTGAAAGGTGGAGTTTCGTTTTTGCGCATGCGAGTAAAATTAAACGTTGTGGAGAAGATACCGAAGATGGATGCGGTACAAAACAACCTACAAAAATTAAAAAAGAAGGTCTTGCCACCATTATTGCCGAATGGCAAAATATGGATGGTTTGGAATCCGATGATAATGATAAATTGACTGTTAAACTCACGCCTGAGTTGGTTTTGAAAATATTCAGGCGAATTTCGGATGAGGATGTATCATTTATGGGGTTCAGTCCTACCTGGTCTCGTCCTGATTGGATGATTTGTCAAGTATTGGCGGTTCCTCCACCGGCAGTCCGGCCGTCTGTGAAACACGATTCGCAACAGCGAAGCGAAGATGATATCAGTCACATTATTGTCAATATTATAAAACATAATAAAACCTTACAGGAACGCATTTCGCAAAATGCTCCGGCAAATCAAATTGATGATTGGACGACTATTTTACAATATTATGTTGCTACGCTTGTTGATAATAATATTCCAGGTGTTGCAGCAGTGGCCCAGCGTTCTGGTCGTCCTCTTAAATCCATTAAGGAGCGTTTGAATGGAAAGACTGGTCGTGTGAGAGGAAATTTGATGGGAAAACGTGTAGATTTTTCAGCTCGTTCTGTTATTACACCTGACCCGAATTTGTCTATTCGCGAATTAGGCATTCCTATTAAAATTGCTAAAAATATTACTAGACCAGTTGTTGTAAATGACATGAATAAAAAATTTATTTTGAAATTAATTCAGAATGGTCCTGACGTTCATCCAGGAGCAAAAATTCTTGAGAAAAAGTCAGGAGAAAATATTTCATTGAGACATGTAGATAGAAAATCAATTGTTCTTGAAAATGGCGATACCGTTCATCGTCATCTCATGGATGGAGACGGAGTGTTGTTTAACAGACAGCCTACTCTACATCGTATGAGTATGATGTGTCATATTGCCAAAATCATGCCCGTAGGCGACACATTTAGAATGAATGTTGCCGACACAAAACCTTACAATGCTGATCGACTATAAGACCTTCGCCCGTCTAGGTTAGCAACAGGAGGCGTTAAAAGCGTGCTACCTCCTAGTAAACAAATCAAAAATATCATTGAGGCAAACCATATAAAAGATTATTCGTGTACTAACATATAAAATGTCACATAAAGAATGTAGTAAATGCGGTATTGAAAAAATATTAAATTTATTTATTAAAAATAGAAATATTTGTAAAGAATGTAATAATATTAAA